TAAATTAAAAGCCCTGAAGACTTCATTCCTCTTAGGAAAGATTTGTTTACTTGCTCTTTCCTTAGCGATGAAACCCCCAAGGCTTCTAAAATACGGACTCTCTATTGTTTCTCTTAAATGTTGATACCAATCGTCTGGTATATCAATTAGTTTTTTCATTATTAATGTGCTCTAAAAACACTCCATTAACTAAGGTTCTTGACTTCTTACCCCAACCTGTTCTGTTTTCTACTAGAATAATGTTAGGATTTAAAGTAGTGTTAAGGAGTCCTGGGTATTCTTTCTCAATCTCGTTAAGAACTTTTACATACTGAGCCTTATAAGAGCTGATAGTGTCGTAAAAGTCTTTGTGTTTCTTAATAGAATGAATAATACTTGAGTGATCTTTAGATAAGAGGAATCCTATCTTAGACAATGTGTAATAGAACTGAAGTCTAAACACAGCTGCAAACTGAAATCTTGCGTCTACTAATTCTCTTCCTCTACGTAGTCGTACAAAGTCTTCTACATTTACTTTGTGTACCCTACATATAATAGACATAATAGATTGCTCTAACTCATTAAACTTTTTAATGTTTACTTTGGTTTCTTGCGACCTTTGAAATGTAGCCAATCTCTTTGCTGCTGCTTCCTCTGGAGTTACAATAGTTACATTCTTTGTGTAATACTTAGAATACTTACTCTTGCTTCTTGTTCTGTTCCAAACACCTTCTTGTACTAAGGATTCTATTTTTAAGTCCTTAAACGCTAACGCTAAGGCTTCTTTTACAATATCGTGAACTGTTGGCATATTTCTATTAATTTTTCTTTTCCGTGTTCTTTATAAATGTCGCTTATGTCTTTACCTAAGCTTGCATGATGATACAACACTGGTATATCGTACATCTCTGATATCTTTTGTGCTCCTTCTATTCCTGCTCTATCTGCATCAAACCAAACATATATGGAATCAAACCTAGCCCTAAGAAGCTCATAAGCATTCTCTGAGATAGGAGTTGTTTCACTTCTAACAGCTACTGCATTAACTCCAATAGAATGTAGGGTCATTACATCTTTAGTTCCTTTAGTAATAATTAAGATACTTCCCTTATGTGGTAACTGGGTGTAACCCTCAAGCATACCTCCAAAGAAATTAGTTCTAAATTTTACTCTCTTATCTGCATAGGGACGATATAGTTTAAACTTATCTTTCTCTTTATACCGATAACAAGGATCAAAGTCGTTATTAATGTACCATATATTCTCTGCTATCCAAGCCTTCTCTACTCTTCTCACATCATAGAATTTAAGAATCTTCTCTGTTACTCCGAACTGAGACCAGTATTCTAAATCTTTCTGATTGAACTTAGTTAGTTTTACTTTAATGGACGCAGGTTTTACTTCTGCTGGTTTAACTGTTTTAAGACTGTCTATTTCTATTTTAAGTCCAAGCCTGTCTTCTAGGCTAAAGTTTTTAAGCTGGAAGTCTGACTCAATTTTATAAAGAATATCAGGATACTCATACCCTGTTCTCATTTGAGCTATGTCTATGCAGTTATAGTGGATTTTTTCTGTAGCGTAGTCAATAAAGTAAAGGTTACCTCCTTGACTCCACTTGAAGAAACAGGTAGCATGCTTATCAGATCTGAAAGGATTCTTGTATTTCTTTCTCAAGTCTATTTTTTCACCAAAGTAAAAAGACATCAAGGCTTCTTGTCCTACAAGCTTATACAGTGTTTGTACGTTAGGTCTGATTTCAATACTTGTTAAATCCATAATAGGTTAATAAAAAAGGGGCTACAAATGTAACCCCCTTTTCTAAAAATAGAATAGAATATTAAAAAGATTTAGAATATGCTGTCTACGTCTTCGCTAAGAGGCGCTGTTGCTACCTCACTACTATCCCAACTCATAGCAGGTTCGTTAGAGAAAGGACTCTCTACTTCATTGCTTTCAGGAGCATCGTTCTCAGTGTATTCTTTGAAGGTAAAGCTTCCGTAGAAACTCTTAAAGCCATACTCACCAGTGATTTGCTTAGATACATATTCAGTAATTTTACCACCTACGTTAACAAATACCTTAGTGCATACATCTTGGTACTTACCATCTTTAATTCCTAACAGAACTTTAACACCCATGTTAGCTTTGTTAAAGTGAGCAAAGAAGTCTACCAACTCATTACCCTTACCTTTAGCGATAGAGTTCCAAGAGTCAAGTACAAATGGCTTCTCTTTAGGAGAGATGTTACCATAAGCCTTAAGCAAAGAATAAACTGTTTCTTCACCACCTTTAGCTTCACGTGCACTTCTCAAGTCCATTCTTCGAGAAGGATCTAAAGCAGATTGTGCATCGCTTAAGTCAGCTAGGTTAAGAGCCCAAGAGGTTCTTGTATAGTTGTCAATGAATTGTTTCTTACCTGCTTGTGAGGTACGAGTATCATTGTTAACCCACAAAGAGAATTTACCACGCAAATCTGTTTTGAAGTCTGGATGGTTTACATACCAGAAATCTAGGCGCATTCCGTTATCTCCTTCGTAGTTAGGTTCTTTAACTTTATCTTCTTCAATTCCCAAAAGAGCAGCAAGTGCTTTACTAGTTGGGTTTACAGCAACGATTTGGATAGGTGCAAATCCTGTGTACATTTTCTTGCCTGATGAAGGCTCTCTGGTTTCTAATTCGTCGAATTTCATAATTTTTTGTCTTTAATTTTTTATTTGGTTTTTGTTGGTACTTCTTTTACTTCTTCTGTGTAATAAGTGTCAATAGATTGACATACAAGGCTTAGGTCATTTGGAATCAATGTATCAGCAAACATATCCATAGGGCTCTTCGCAGGATAGTTTCTAAAACGGTTGGTTACAAAGTGATAGGTCGCTTTCTCATCCTTATCTTCACCTACGTGAGTATAAAGACAGATAGTAAACAATCCTTCTAATACGATTTGGTTGTCCAAAGCTTTACCGATGGTCTTAATCTTCTGACCTACGATATGTCCATCATCCTCTATGTTCTCTGAGTGAGTGATGTAGAATACTTTAAGGTCATTACGAAGCTTACGAGCTGTAGTAAGCATGTTGGTTACATCCTTAGCTAAGTTTACAAATTTACCAAAACCTACTTCGTTGGCTTTCTTCATCATAAGGAAAGACATAGAGTAGATAGCATCATCCATAATTACATTCTTGATGTGTGGTGCTTTCTCGCTAATTTGTTGTAACAAAGCTGTGATTTGAGCGATCTCATCTACTTCCATGTAGTTCTTTGACTCAGTGTTGTAGAGTTTCTCTGCTCCTTTGAAAGGCAATTCTTTCCGTGCTACGTTGATAATAAAGGTTTCTTTGGGATCGAGGGTTCTGATAGAGGTAGATTTACCTGTACCTGAAGGTCCTACGATTGCGATTAGTTTGCTTGACATATATTTATTTTAATTTGGTTTCTTCAATTTCTTCTATTCGGTCTATGACATCGTCTTCTGTATCCCAGCCAAAGTTGCCTACAAAGTGCACAGCGGCAGTGAAACAGTTTTCAATATTTCTTTCAGGGTCAGTCAGTAGTTCTTCTCTCATATCTTTATTGTTGTAAAGTTCTGAGGAAAGCCACATCAAGAAGTTGTCTTCTTGTTCTATAGTCCATGTGTGTTTTTCATACCATCCATCTTCTTTACAGTCAATAGTGGTATAGTCTACGTCAATAACGTCACACATGTGTTTGATTATTCTAATTAAATACGGGTTCTGTTGTTCATCCATTCTTTACATTTTTAAAAATCGTTCGTAATGATTGCCTACTGGGTTATTCATATCCTGTGGTCTAGGTAACTCTTGGAATTCTCCGTTAGCTCCATTAAAGTAAAGTCCTATGCTTGAGTTTTCTAAGCCATAGTAACGGTCTTTAAGGAATTTAAGGGAGCGATACTTGTTACCTAAGATACTTACATCATATCCATTATGAGTAGCGATGTTGTATCTAGCAGGACTGAATAGACCAATAACAATTTCGTAGTCTTGGTGTACACCTTTGTTGATGTGGAGTTCTTCCATTGATGGTTCTAGTTTCTCTTCCATCAATTGACCTTTGTAGGTGTAAGTCTGTTTCTCTGATGCAGGTGTCTGCTGATGTACGATTACATTAATCATCTTGTAACGCTTAGAAAACACTTCTAATACGTAATCTTTAACCATAAAGTCAAAGGTTTGATAAGACGATAATTTAATCTTGGTATCAGGAGCTACCTCATTAGATAAAAGACTAATGTGGTCTAAAATAAAAAATACCCATACATCATCTGACTTATACTTGTAGCCTGTGATTAACTTCTTACCGTCTTCGAGTTCTTTGTATGTGTGCTCTCCGATTTCAGGGTTATCAAAATAGGCTCTAATATATTTAGACATACCCGTAGGGTTTCTAATGTAATCAACTACCTCTACGATCTCTTGTAAGTTATAGATGAATCTTTCAGCATCTTTAACCTTAGCCATAAGATCGTTAGTCATAGTGTAATTACCAATAGACTTTAGTTGTTGTACGCTAATAGTTACCCTGTGTTTCTCATACATGTAGATTGAGATAAAAGATAACCAGAAGTCTGTAGCACTTTCTTCTAAAGCAAAGTAGAAGATTTTAGGTTGTATAGAACTCTTGTTTAAGCGTACTTGCTTGTAGATGTTTAAGATAGTCATGTACTTAGCAAACTTTGACTTACCTACACCTGATGCAGCTGTTAAACAAGTAATAGAACCTTTAGTAAATCCTCCGTAATGTTCTCCTAGTCTAGGAAAGGGAGGAGGGATAGAAGTTAATCCCCCCTCTTCCTTCACTAGTTTATTACGTTCAATCTGCCCAATTAATTGTCCAAACTCCATAATTACAAAATTTGATGACTATTGTAGGCTGGACCTGTGCCATTCTTTAACTCCTCACACCATTTGGCTAAGTCGCTTTGGTCTACGCCATCTATCTTTTTGTAAATAAAGTAACCACACTCTCTAATGAATCTGATGTTTCCCTGAGACTTAAGTGTACTTATGTAGAGATCTGTTGCTTGTGATATTTCTTCAAGAGTATAGTCGTACTCACTGATAAATCTAATTAAGCGTTTTACTACGCTAGACTTGTCTGTGGTTTTACCTGATACTCCTAGGTTTTTAGCACTAAACTTACCTACAAACTCAGCTAACCAGTTAGCAGAAATAACAATCTCTTTCTTTGCTGAGGGTTTGTTGACATGTTTGTTAGCAAGTGATTCAATTACAGAAGGCTTGGGAGCAATCAACTCTCCAATAGACTTAGAGAAGTCTAAATCTTCTAGTGCTTTAGGTGTCCAACTATAAGTAGTTCCGTTATGTAGAAGTTTCTCTTCGTAAATCCACTTGTCTATCATCTTCTCCTTCTGTAGCAGTGCCCAGAGGACTTCGTAAAACGTTTTCTTCATCTGTTGGTTTTATTAAAGTAAAGTTTACACCTTTAAAGATTTCCTGAGAATTAATCTTTATTGGGTCTACAAAGATAGGCAAATCCTCGTCTTTTTGCAAGAGAATTTGGTCTTCTATCCACATTTTTTTCATAAAAAGAAAGTCTGGATGTGACTCCAGACTCTCTCCATAGTGTTCTATTTCCATAGATTAAAGTTTGACAATTTCCTCGAAAGGAACTTCCCCAGCTTTGCAGTCTTTCATCATCGTCTCAATGAAATCTTGCTCGTCTTCAGGTACGTTAAAGATGCTTTCGCATTCATAACAATAACTGTTAAGTAACAAATCATTTGTAACGTGAAGTTTATCACCTAGACAGTTAGGACAGATACCTTCCATGATCATTTCATCAAGGTCTGCTTGCTTGTAAAGAACCTTTGATTTGTTGCTGAATGATTCTAGTCCTTCTCTTAGTCTTGGGTCTTGATACTGAGGGTAACATTCTGTCATCCATTCGCTGTAGATTTCATACTCTTCTTCTGCTGCGGCTTCTTCTGCTTTATCTTTATCATAAGCAACATCTCCAAAAGGATCTAACATGTCCAAGGGATCTTCTGGTCTAGACCAGTGCTTTGAACTTTTAGTAGAAGCCAATTCGCTTTTTGGAGGCATCCACTCTCCCTTCTGTATGTCATAGTACCAATCTTCATCATCATCATCCCAGATATTAATCTGCTTAGCACCTGTTCCCAAATAAGTAGAACTAGATTTAGTCTTACTACCTCCATAAGGAAGTTCAGAACGAAGATTAGGTACAGGGAAGGTAAGAGGAATGTTTCTCTCAGCTAGCATTGTGAGCATTTCATAAGCAAAACTGAAAGCATTGGTAAGAAGTGCTACACTTGCTACCTCGCTATCTCCATGCTCGTTGAAATAACCACAAGATAAATTATGAGAAGACACCTTAAGACCTCGCTTACGAAGGCCACCTACGTCAGTAGCTGTGCCTGAGTTAAGAGTGTATCCATACTTATCCATTAAATCACCAATCAAGTCATAATGCTCAGGGTTGAAAGTCTGAACACCATTAGTGTACTTAATGAAGTCATTTGTATAGGATCTGCGATCTAGCTGAGTAACAACCAAAGAGTTGTCAAAGAAGCTCATATCACAAGCATAAGTACCTACCAATCCTCTCTCCTCGCCATAAGGCAAGAATACCTTACAAGCAGGCATCATCTTAAGCATTTGGATAGCAAAGCATACACCTACAGAGTCATCGAGACCTAAGCCACACTGTTCACCTCTTGCATTGTCAAAGCCAAAAATCCACTCATCTGTTTTGAAGATTCGCATACCTACATGATAGCTTTGAGCTGTGTCATAATGAGCTACGATAGTAGGATAGAATTCTGCTGCTCCTTTTGTGCAATAGATATTACCTCCCTTCTCATACACAGTAACTCCTTCGATCTTAGAGATAAGCTCTATAAGCCAATCTTTTTTAAGTGCTTCGAGTTCTGGTTGATAAGTAGGACTTTGTTGATACATAATATCAAATAGTAGATCAAAATCTACTGGGAAATCACCCTTAATGGTGTGGTCTATTGCTTCTAGTTTGTTTGTTGTGTAGTACATTGTTTTTTAAATTAAAAATTGATCAGGACTTTCAGCAGTCTCTGATTCTGTTGGTAAGTGTTGACTTAACTCTTCAACTGCTTCTGCAAGACTCTCTATAGTCAAGTTATTCTCAATAACTCCGATAAAAGTGTTATTATAAACTTGACTTGGGTGATAGAAACGATAAGGACTACTAGAAGAAGTACTGCTTGTCAGTATAATAGTACTTGAAGTTGTAACCCCAGTTGTTGGGTGCGCAGTAATAGTAGTAAGAGGCTCACTATAATCTTCTGTAGTTTCTTCTGGCTTATTCTCATCATCTGGGTGATAAAAGGATCCGTTGATCAGTTCATACGTATGCTCATTATGAATAAAGAAACCAAAACCATTCTCATATTGTCTGAGATAATCATCGTTTTCATATGCATAATCTCCATCAAACAATTCTACAGCTCGATTTCTTAATACAGGGTCACTATTATAGTCTTGTACGAAGTCATCTCGATCTGTAAAATTAGCATCCATCACCTCTGAATAGATAGAACAATCACCACAACATCTTTCGTCTACATATCTACCTGCGTCTATATGGCAAGAATCATCATATTCTATCTCTGCATCACAAACAACACAACATATAGTATCAGGGAGACCTGAGTGGTTATAGAAACTACCTCCAGTACACCTAAGAGTATAGTGATGACCTTCTCCATAGTTACTTAAGACTTGATCGTCAGGATGGTAACAGTAAAGAGTATCTACGTAAGGAAACTGATTAATTCCAGTTAAATCTATCTTAACAGAATAACGTTCTGATGTTTGCCAGATCCTCTTATAGTTAGCGGATTCTAGAGCAGTTTTAAGTAAGTTCTCAGTTTCGGTTTTAGTAGAATAGATTCTATCGTAAGCCCACTGGTTACCTAGATTCCACAGAATAGCTCTAGCTGCTACTTTATTGGCTCTCATAAGTACTCCTATCTTAACCTTAGAAGGATCTCTAGTGTACATCTCGAAGTATGATTGACATCTTTCATAACGCATACAAGAGCTACCTAAAGTATTACTGTGGGCGTGATAGTTGTCTTCGTCATAAGCCCACTTAATTTGTTGTCCTTCCATAATTCTAAAATCATATAGAGGATTAGAGATTGTGATAAGCGAAGCATAAGATTCTGAGAACGTAGTAATATCCCTATCAGAATATTTATCTTTAAAAATCCTACGAATAAGTTTACCTACAGAAGTATGATAACGCTTCTTATAGTTCCATACCTCAGGTAATACTAGTTCAGTATTTTCAAACTCTACACCTATTATATGAGGATAAGTAGTAGTTATAGTAAGACCTGCTTGGTCAATAGAAAAGCTATTAATACCATACACTACACTGTGTCTGATAAGAAGAGGTTCCGAGTCTTGTTCTAATCTAGGTATATTGTAAGAGTAAGAAACTTCCTCATCCACTCCATTAGTGTGACTTGTATAACGATTAGCAGTAAAAGAACCTTTCTTTTCATAGAATTCTTTGATAGGATAAACTAAGTTATTTAAGTGACGAGCAGTAAGAGTAAGTCTTTTAGTATAAATAGCCTCTGAGTCTCCATATAATCTTGTTTTACCTATGTGTAGTATTAACACAGTACCAGGTCTAATCATCTGCATTCTTGTTTCTTCGCCTTCTAATCTATTTTTACGATCTTCGTCTAGATAAGAAAGTTTGCTGTAGTCTGCTTGTGATAAACCAAGATAATTACAATACTTAGAGTCTTCTGGAACTCTTTTAAGAGATAATAAGTCATCAACCATGTCCTTTACAATTTGGGGGACATCAGTAGACTTAAGTTTAAGTAAGCGTTTCTTTAGATCTTTGTGCATTACAAACTTGTCTGTTAAGACTTTACGTGCACGTTTCACTTTAGGAGCATGAATAGCAGATACTTCAATAGTTCTTTCTGCTTGTTGCATAAACTCCGTAGAGAATGGATCATCAAAGATTTGAAGTTGTTGGCCTGCAATTAGGCCTGCTGATTCTAATTCTTCTGGCATATTATTTTAGGTTAAATGGGTTTAAATGAAAAAAGCACCCCTAGAGGTGCTTTATTAGTTTAATTTAGATTTAATTTAAATTTGTTCTGGTGTTTGTTCGCTGTCTTTTGTGTAACGATGTGCTAGTAATAGGTTTTTCTCTTCTAGTGCTTTCTTAAAAGCTTTGTCTCGTTCTCTTTCTGAGTAGAATTTGTAGTCTTCATTCTTTTTCATTGTCTTTACAATCAGGTGATATTCTATCACCGTACCATTCTCGCTTAATGTGTAGTTAGAACTCATTCTGCAAAGATAGCTATTATATTAGCTACCATTCCTACTATTATGGATAAGAGTGATACAAAAAGAATACTGTATACAAAGAACTCATTGGTAGTCATACACCTAGTGTTCTTTATTTTTTTACCTATTTCCTTACAAGCTTCCTTCATTTTTGTTTATTTCCTTTCTAACGTCTTTCCAAAACAATATAGCATTTTGCATAGAACGGTCTTTAACGTAGTTGTCCATATCTGTGTATTCTGCTATAATCTTGTCAATTGTGTAATTCGCAATCTGTCTGTAAGCGTAACCGTTCATTTGGAACCCTAATCCCATTAGGATTTCTTGTTCCATAGCTTCTGCTTGTTGTTTGGGAGTCATAAGGTGAACAAAGTTAAAGTTTTTCTGCTCGTTCGTCAAATCTATATTTCAACTCTTCCATAAAAACTTCTTTGTAAAAGTCAGAGATTTGATGTTGTGTCTTTAGGATAGCTTCAATATGATCTGAGTCTAAGTCTTTAAGAAGTTTGTAAACTAAAGGTTGTTTACCATCTTTACCCCTGGTTCCCCAGTGTACAGCTGATCTCCTTGTAATGTGAGAGCCATCGTCATAAACGCTTAACTCTTCGTAAGTACCTATGTTTCTTCTTAAATAGTCTGTACCTCCGTCTACCATAAGAACCTCTTTAGTTAAAGTGTCCTTATATTCAACGTAGTTATGTCTATTGTAAGAAGTTAAAATAGTACCATCTGGTGTCTTAATTCTATTTAATAGAATTCTAGATTCTGTTGTCATTATAGTCTTTGTTTAAAATGTAAGCGGGTTTTAGCTCTGTAACAATGTTTCCGTTCTCTAACACAGTGTCATGCAAGCATTCAAATTTATCTATTTTAAAGCCTTCTGCTTGAAAGAAGTTAAGAGATTGGATGTTCTGTGCTTTAACCCTTGTAAATGCCTTTATAGGGCTCTTATTTTCGTTATAAGCATCATGTAAAGCTATACTAAGTATTGCATGACCATAACGCTTACCTTGAAACTCCTCAGATACTCGTATAAAAGTAATTCTATACTGGTTATCTTTTTTCTTTTTAATTAAAAGTACTGCTACTACCTCTTTTCCTTCGTGTAGAGCATGTACTTTTAGTGTAGGATCCATAAATGATTTTTCTGTGAAGGTTACTCCAAAGTGACTAGAGATAAACTCAAAGTACTCAGGTTTCTTTTCACATACATGTGTTATCATACGTAGATTATTTTTAGTTTTTCTTTTGCTTTGGCTCTTTTATAAAGAGAACCAAAAGCATAATGATTCATACCCAGCTTAATACCTGCCCTACCATAACTTAATTTAAGTTCATCTCTAAGTATGAGTGCAGCGTATTGTTTAGGTGTGAATCCTTTTAGATCTAGTTTTAGTTCGTCCATTTTATACCATTTTTAGTAATTTTTTATACTTAGATCTAGGTAGTTTAAGTCCAGTTACAGCTCCATCGTAGCAAAGGTTTTCTGCTCTACATGCTTCTGCTACACTTTTATAGTAAGTACCTGTCTTTAGACTTACTACGTGTATGTGCCAACTAGAAGCTTTGATTGCATTTAAGTGCATGATGTTCTCTACTCTGGTACCCCATTTAAGATTGGTGTAGTGATTGTTAAGCTTATCTCCGTCTAAGTGTATTACACACTCACCTTCAAGTCCATCTAAGAAGAGTTTGGCTACCAAAGTTTGCCTAAACACTCGTTTCTTAATAGAACCTACAGATAAGATAACTCCTGTAAGTCCATCACGATTAATAAAGCCTTTTAAGATCTTTTCTTTCTTAACTCTAGCTTCTAGTCTACCGAATCTAGGTTGACTGTAAGATCTTTCTAAGCTTTTAACCTCTCCGTATTCATTTACATGATAGTATTCTTCGAATCCTGGAATAGGTTTCCACATAATTAATTGCTTAAAGGTGCTTTTATTGTTGGATGTGATTGGTAATTAACTAACTCAAAATCAGTATTGTCTAAATGTGAGTACAAAGACTGATCTTCTGATAGTGACTTATAGAAACTATCTTCTTTCAAATGGTTTAATGTAGGTAAGTCAAATGCCTCTCTTTCAATCTGCTCTTTAGCCTGCTCGATGTGATTTAAGTAAAGGTGAGTATCGCCTAAGTTACCGATTAGTTCATCAGGAACCATATTTACCTCTTTAGCAAGGATAGTTAAGAGAAGAGCATAGGAGGCGATGTTGAAGGGAAGACCGAGGAAAGTATCTACTGAACGCTGATTCCACATTAAAGAAAGATACTTACCATCTCTTACGTAACACTGAAATCCATAATGACAAGGTGGAAGAACCATTTCACCTAATTCTCCAACATTCCAAGCACTAACCATTAATCTTCTAGAGTCTGGATTAGTCTTTAAATCGTTGATTAGATTAGCAATTTGGTCTACACTTGTTTCAGTGCCGTAATCCATGTCTTTATCAGATACCCAACTTCTCCATTGCTTACCATAAATAGGACCTAACTCACCATATTTAGCAGCAAACTCAGGATTAGTCTTAATCGCTTCTACAAACTCTTCTACGGTGTAAGCGTCTCTATCATTTGGTCTAGGTTCACGGTAAGATTTGTAAGCGTCTCCTGTCCAAATATTACATCCGTTATCTAATAGATACTTAATATTTGTATCACCCTTTAAAAACCACAGCAACTCAGTTACTATTGTTTTCCAGGGCATCTTCTTTGTAGTGAGTAAAGGAAATCCATCACTCATTTTGTGTCTGATGGTGTAGCCAAAGATTGACTTAGTGCCTGTTCCTGTTCTATCAGACTTCTCTACTCCGTAATCTAAGATAGATTGAAGTAGAATCTGATATTGTGTGTCTATGCTGTTCATATTTGAAAGTCTGAGTACTTAAGTCCCCACTGTACGTTAACCCACATCATTTCTTTCTCTGCTAATCCCTTATTCATTTTTAGTTTTTCTCTAAGATAAGCGACTCCCCATTTTTTCCATTCTTCTGCCTGTGCAGTAGTCATAGTCCAGTCAGTAAACCAATCATCTTTGCGGCCTTTGATGTCATCAAATGTAACATCATGACCTGCAATAACAAACATCTGATTGATGATGTCAATCAATGCTTGTTCTCTTTTTTGTTCTCTACTCATTCGTTTTCCCATAACTCATAGGTGCTATTTGTTGTTGCAAACTTAATGTAGTTTTCTTTCTGTTCCAAGATCTCTGTAACAGTAGTTGTCATCCACGTATAAGATATTCTTTGAGGATCTAAGATAAGCGACCTACCTACTGCAGCTTCATCATGCAGTTCTTTAAAAGTGCCATCTTCGTTCCATTCAATCCACCCAGCTTTGTGACCTACGTTAGATAAGCCATCTCTTTCCCTGACTAACTTGTATTTAAAGAGATCCTCTACGTTTAATTCTATTTTAACTTGTTCTATTTTACTCATGTCATTTATATTTAAATAAGAATTTAAGACATCCTTTATATATTAGTAGTCTGCATATCCACTTGGGTAGCCAACCAGCCATATACTCTTTTGTCTCAGCTAGAATATAAAAGGCACTAAGAGTATCTTCTTTTTGGTCTTCTTCAGTTTTAGCAAATTCAATAACGGCCCATTTGCCTCTTGCTCTAAAATAGAAGTAATGTTTTAAGAACCAGCCTTCTGCTTGTACTGGACAGTTACCTGCTGGTTTATATTTCCATTTTATCATCTCTAAGTTGTATTAGTTCTTGTTTTATTTCTTGGTACATTTCTATTACCTTTCTGTTTTGCCAAGCATGATGTTCTAATGCTTCTATAGTCTTGTCTACAGAAATTAGAGAGCAAGTAATCGCTTCATTATACCTTTTCTCACAGCTTAGTAGTCCTTCTTTATGGGACCCATTGTTAGGCAGCTGATAATAAAACTCATTAATCAGCTGCCTAGCTGGTGTTGGGTTAATAATATCTTCTATCATTGCTCACCTCCTCCGTAGGTTTGTTCGTAGTATTGTTCACCAGTTATTGGTAATGTACTTTCAGGATAATCAATTCCATGAACTGTTCCTTTGTTGTATGCAGTTTCAATTCTTTGCTTCTCC